CGAGCGCTGGTTTGCACCAGCTAAAATAAACGCACGAGATGGTAGAAGTCTAAATCTCTCGATAAAATAAATATTATAAGACAAACAGCTTACCCCTGTAAAAGGTAGTTCCTCATCAGTGGAACTAAAACTAGACTGATAGTGATGGGTATCTACAACCCATATATGAATATATAGGTTTACTTGTTCCACCTTAAAACATTTATAGTTATGGGAGCAATTTTGCTCCCTTTAAGGAGGGCTGGTTTTCCAGCTCTCCTCTAGGGATTTTTATTCCCTTTTATTGATGGGTAATGTACACCCTCAAAGTACATCTTCCTTTGGAAGTAAAAGCGTTTAACCACACATACGAACAATTTTGTGTATAAAATTTATTGTTCAAATCTATATTATTGAATAAGTCTGTAAGCATGAGTGAAATCGTGCCGAAATCTCTATTCTCTATTAATATAGTAGGTTTTCAGTGAGCCCTTATAAACTGTATGTAGATTACGATTTTAAAGAACCTCTTTATGTAAAAACTAAACAAGTGCAATATAAAATAACTACCAAGAGAGTCTTTCTGGTAAAGATCACCCAGAAAGAAAACCTGAGCGGAAGAGTTTTATATTGATCATTTTGCGAGACTACAAAAAGTTCGTTTAATTATTTCATGATCACTGCTTAAGCAAATCCTCTGATAATTAAACAAAGATTTAGGTAACCATTGTGCGATGGTAAGCCCCAGGGAATAACCTGGCATTAGATCTGCAGAGCACTAGAATCAGCCATAGTGTCTTTTAATCTTTTTAACCTTTTAAACAACCTAACCGATATGATGATGCCAGCACCAGGTATGAGTGCTGATGTATGGGATAATACTACTGATTTATTAGCAAGTATTAACCCATTTGGAAAGAAAGTGAGAATTTCTCCTTTAGAACGTGTTGTGCACTCCACAGTAGTGCACGGTGATTTCGGGAATTTTTTAATTCCTGAAGTTACTTTTTCTGCTCATTTATATGAAGCAGTTGCTATGCATTTGCAAAGCTTAAACCTTTCCAGCGGGAATATGATGCTGGACCGGGAGCGTCGTGAATGGACTTATGATTTCTCTTTATTTTTTAAGGAAAAATTATTGAGTCCTACAGACTTTATCCCACTTTCTTTGTATAATATGCGTAAATTTGAAGTTGTCTCATGTAGGTTCAACTTTTTACATGGTGGCAATTTTAAATTTTTAAAATTTTTGAAATTAGCCTCTTGTCGTAAGCGTGATGTAGTGGTTCCAACTGTTGTTGAACCAATTGATGTAAAGGTACACTATAATAATTTAGTGTACAATGTAAGTAGTGTTACTTTTTGTGATGAATTGTACAATGTTGTACAAGCATTCATGGAGATGAATGTAGATCGTTATGATCGTGACGTATATTGGATGTCTCGTATTCCGAAATTTAAATTTAATTTATATTTCAGGGAGAAACCAATATTGAATAAACACATTTTATTGTGTGATTACAATATGAGAAATAAATCCGAATTAACCATTAAGTTCAATTTTGGACTTGGTGGATCCCCACCGTTGGAGATGATAATACGTCCAGAAATTATTCCCCAATGTGAAATTGAAGTATGTAAAGTTGAGAAATCAAGATTACAACTTCAATCTACACCATTTAGTAAATTTTTGAAAACAGAGGAATATGTTTCTAATTATGCACTAAAGCTAATAGAAGATGTCTCTATTTTTGCTTATCACGTTGTTTCGCATACTTCTAAAACTGATTTAGTTGTAGCTGTGATAAATTTTGCAAAATTACGTAGTGATGGACCAATTGTAAGGAGTTCCTTGATTCAAACATTGAATGATATGATTCAAGAATTGTATGGAGAACTTGTTTTACAATCCACTCCCATGGAGAGTGCTAGACAATTTTTAGATAATTATGATGACTTTTCCAAAAGTCCTTTGATTAAAAAATTGTATAAACTAGCAATGTATTGTTTGGCAAATGAATTATTTTCAGGTGTAGGTATTAATATGACTAAACTTCAATATTCTCGTTTAGCTCAAGAAGCTATTAGAAAAGAGTATTATCTAGGACCTTCTTTTGTGCATTGTCTATTTGATACAATGTTATTCTTGTGTGAACAAGGTACGCAATGTATTAAATTAGGGACATTTGCTCCTTTAATACATTCGAGTAAGACATACCAAAAATGGTTTGATGATGCAATTAACATTAAAGTTAAGTCGAAGTTATTGGCAAATCCTGAACCTCATGGTTTTACTAAATTTGAATTTTTAAAGGATTTAGCTGATGCTATTGAAAGAGGAGAAAATATTTCCAAATTTGCTAGTGAGATTGGACAAAATGAGCGTAAATTGGTTCGCTCAGTTTTGTGTGAAATGAAGATGATTCAAGCTGATAATCTTACTAAAGGCGCAGCTCAAAAAACACGTAAAGCCCCATTTTCTATTTTAGTTTATGCAGGTTCTAGTGTTGGTAAATCAACTTTTACAGATATTCTATACTCTTACCATGCTCGAGTGGCTAATTTGCCAGAGGGTTCGGAGTATAAGTATGCTGTTAATTTTGCTGATGAGTTTCAATCAGGTTTTACCACTAATCAATGGTGCTGGCTTATTGATGATGCTGCATTTATGCATCCAGATAAAGCACAAGGAATTGATCCTTCAGTTTTGAATGTGATTCAAGCTGTTAATAATGCTCCTTATATCACTAATCAAGCGGATTTACCTGATAAGGGAAGAATACCTATGTGCTGTGAATTAGTTATTGGTACTACCAATACTAAGAATTTAAATGCACATCTGTATTTTTCAAATCCTTTAGCAGTTCAGAGACGTTTTCCTTATGTTATTACTTTGAAACCAAAAGCTGAATATGCACGGGATGAGTGCATGTTAGATGGCCAAAAAGTCAAAATGGTTGAAGATGATGAATATCCCAATTGGTGGGATATTAAAGTTGAGAGAGTAACACCTTTAGCTGGTCAACCTATTGATAGGCAATATGCTGAGTATTCTCCTGAGCTTGAAACTGATGAAATTAGTGAATTTCTTTGTTGGTATAAGAAAGTATGGGAAAAACATGATAAACAACAAAAGAAAGTTATTGAAGGAAATGATAAATTTAAGAATATTAAGATGTGCGATTGTCATTTCGTACCTTTGCGTAATTGCCCTCAATTTTCTGAATTACACTTACAATCTAAACAATGTGATTGTGATTATGATGAAAGTTGTATTGATTGTGATGATGATTTTTCATCACTTCGGTCTCAATTTGGTGTTATGCAAGAACCTATCCCAATAATTTCTGAAGTAGAAGAAAAAGATAATACTATTAGTTCTAAATTTAATTTGGATGATCTAGCATCGGCTGGAATAGATATCTTTAAAAGTCAACGAGCTGAGAAAGCAGCGTGGGATTTAGGCATCGGTAATTATTTTATATACTGGATACTACAATTTGGTTCATACTGTTTTCTTGAGTTTACCCTGTTTAGGTCTAGTGTGAGGTATCTTTATCGTTTTCACGTGTTTAGACAGTTGATTTGGTGCTTTTTGTTAAGCGCTACATCTGATTCACGGATTATCATGCACTTATTCTCCTTTATGGGAGATCAAGTACATAGGAAAATAGGCAAGATTCCTCTTTTGGTAACTTTAGCAAGTTTATTGACTGTTGGTTTTTCAACTTTCAAATTGGCAAGTTGGATTTTTGGTTCCAAAATTAAACCTCAGAGTATTCGTGCTCGTGATGTTGGTGTTAGACCAAAAGAACATGAGGAGCGAGGTGAAAATGTTTGGTATAAATCTGAATTTAAATTAACCCCTTTTGATGTACCCACTAGTGCGCAATGTTTAACTGGAAATTTACCCCATTTGATCACACTTGTTGAGAAGAATACTCTTCATGTTATCTGTCGCAAGGGGGATGGTAAAATGCAATGCCAAGGTTTGCTTGGTTTAGGTGGTCAAATTTATGTAGCTAATAATCACGGCATACCTATTTGTAATAAATTTGAGATGGAAATTATCCAACGAGAAGTTACTGATGGTGTTACTCCTAATTTGAAAATAGTTGTAACGCCTTCAATGATTCGCAGGTG